CTCCCACAGAGAGTGCAATGAAAGCTCTCACCAATTACAAAGTTGAAGAGTCTTTTGATAATTATCCAAAGAGTGCAACTGAGACAGCAAAGTCAGCACTTGAGTTCACAGAGAAGAATCCAAACAACTGTGCAACTGCTGTTGGTAAAAGAAGAGCAAGAGACTTGGCACAAAGGAATCCATTGAGCTATGATACAGTCAAAAGAGTCAAGTCATATCTGAGCAGAGCAAAGACCTATGACACTGGATCTTTCACAGATGAGGATGGAAAGCCAGTGTGTGGTTCCATCTCATACGCATACTGGGGTGGAGATAGCATGCTCAGTTGGGCTGAGAGAATCGTGGAACAACAAGAACAAGATGCCTGAAGTAAGAGCAGGAGAAACAGAAGATCAATATTTAAAACGGTGCATCCCTGAAGTCATTGATGAAGGAGCATCACCTGATCAAGCTGTGGCAATATGTATTGCCAAGTACAACAAAGAAAGAGACACTTATGAAGGACAGTTCAAGAAAGAACATGTGTTATATCACAAGTCATTCCACAACATCAGAGAAAGCTTCACTAAGAAGTACACAAGAAGGACAATCAGAGCATTGAAAGATATGCTCACACCAATCTTTGATGCAAACACTGTTGATGAGATGAGAGGTGTGAACTTGAATCAAAAACCATTGGATGATCTGTTCTTGGATTTATACACTGATGTTGGATCTACCTTTGCAAAGTTAAGCTATAACAATCTCAAACAACACATGACACTGGAGACAAAGCAGGCTCCTGACTTTGTTGAAAGGATGGCAACCTTTGCAAGCACTGGTCATGATAGGACAAGAGTCATTGCATTGAATCAGGGCAAGGAGATTCAAAGACTCATTGGAAAAGCTTTGGAAGAGGAACTGGGTATTGTTCAGGCAGGAGAGAGGGTCAAAGAACTGGTCACACAAAACATCAACACTTACCAAGCAGAGAGGATTGCAAGGACAGAGATCTTGAGTGCATCAAACTTTGGATCAGTGGAAGGAGCAAAGTCAACTGGACTTCCATTGATGAAGCAGTGGATCTCAGTTCTAGGAGACAGCACAAGGAATGGACACAGCAGTGCTCATGGCACTGTGGTTGATCTGTATGATGAGAACGGTGGTGATGGAGTGTTTGAGGTTGGTGGAGAGTTCCTAAGATTTGCAGGAGATCCGAATGGCAGACCTGACAACATCATCAATTGCAGGTGCACACAAGTCTTTCTGACCAAAGAAGAAGCTCTTGGAGAGCAAGCTGAACAAGAAGAGGAAGAAGTACCCTTGGGACAGCAGAGATATGAAATGATGGCAGGTGAGGTCAAAAGCAGAAGAGATTGGTTCAAGTACATGAGGACAAGAGGTATTGATCCAAAAAATACTCCAAGAAACATACTCAATGATGGATATGAAGAAATGGCGAAACAATATGAATATCTCCTTGACACTTTTGGTGAGGATCCAATCACATTGCAGGGTCTTGGTGGAACCATGGCGTTTGATAAAAAAGGAGAGGCAAACTTAATCATCTTTAGAAACTCAAAAGGAAAATATGAGTTGACTGGGAACATTAATATACAAGCTGAGAGAGGTCGTGATAGAATTACAAATGCTACCTACTGGCAAGGAGCAAGTGAACCAAATCAGTGGAACAGAGGTACATCATACATGAACACATTTTTGCATGAAATGATACATCATTACGATTTTACTTATGGAGTAAAAAAGTACAACAAAGGGAGATTAACATTTACAAGTGACTCAAAAGCAGACAAGTTTTGGGACACTAAACGTCAACACCATGCCATGAGTACAGAAATATATCAGGAATTGTTGGAAAAGTATGGCAAAGAAGCTACATTAGAGAATACAAAAAATTTACTAGGTGATTATGCCTACAACAAATTGGTGCAATATGATGATCCAGTGGAGATTGTGACTCTTGCATTTCAAAAATACTATAACAACAGAAATGATGAGTTCACAGATTTCATTGTGACAAGATTCATTCAAAAATATAAGCAAATTTAAGATGGGAATAAGTAAACCACCACATGAAGAATACTTATCTTTTTCAAAAGAAGAAGGTTACAAAATCAATGAGGATGCTCCAAAAAAAGTGAGAGATGTTCTTGAAAAATGGATCAAAACATACAACGATGGAGATGTTCATTTAATTAGAAAAACTTAGGTGACAACTATGAAACCACCATACTATGAACTAATCACATACACAGACAACGGTGTAGTGATTGCAGACAAAGCAACAGACGAGCAAAGAAAAGAGATTGAAGAGTTCTTCAAAGATCGTGATGGCTTTAAAATGAGCACCACTAAAACAAAGAAGAAGTCAGCTCCTAAGAAAGAAAAGGAAGCTGTTGAAGAGGCAAATTCGGATTCATAAAAAAAGACAGTATCTTTTGTCATGGCAGTAATTGATACACTAAGAGAGAAAGCAAAAGAGCACAATGAGGAAGTTGGAAACAATCCATCCAAAAGGACTAACGCTTCAACTCTCAAAAAGGTGTATGATAGGGGCATTGGTGCTTATCGTACTAATCCACAGTCTGTCAGACCTACTGTTTCAAGTGCTTCTCAATGGGCATTTGCAAGAGTCAATTCATTTTTGTTTGCTCTCAGGAATGGAAAGTTTAGGTCAGGAAAACATGATCAAGATCTATTACCAAAAGGACATCCAATGAGTACAAAAGCAAGCAAACCATATCACAAACCTGAAGAAGAAGAAGAGATGATGGGTGGCAAGGATGCACAGCTCTCATACTTCAGAACGGAAGAAGAAGCAGAAGAATATGCTGAATTTTTAGGATGTGAGGGAACTCACTCCACAACCATTGATGGAGATACGTTTTTCATGGCATGTGCAACACATGATGAGAATGTTGAGCTTGAAGAGATGAGGCAAGAAAAAGCATACCAGTATAAATCATTCGATGCAGAGGTCAGAGACATTGACACCAAGTCAAGAACGGTGACTGGATATTTTGCTCAGTTTGGTTTTGTTGACTCAGATGGTGATATGATCATGGAGAAAGCTTTTGACAAAAGCATCAAAGAGAATGGAGTCAATGGAAAGAATAGGATCATGCACCTTTATCAGCATGACACCAAGCTTCCACTGGGCAAACCTCATGTCTTGAAGGAAGATGATTATGGACTGTATTTTGAGTCCAAGATCGCTGATACAAGTTATGGGAATGATGTACTGAAGCTATATGAGGCAGGAATCATCAATGAGCACAGCATTGGGTTTCAGACAGTAAGAAACACAGCACAGAGTGGCTACAACCAAATTGATGAAGTAAAACTATTTGAAGGATCAACTGTGACTTTTGGAGCTAATGAAAACACGCCATTCATGGGATTCAAAAGCATGAGCAAGAAGCAGACAGTTGAGCACATAAAGAAAATGACTAAGGCAGTCAGGAGTGGTACTTTCACAGATGAAACATTTCATTTACTTGAAATACAACTCAAACAACTTGAACAAATCATTCTTGATTCATTATACTCACAATCTAAGTCAATGCCGTCACAAGACACATTCGATCCAAAGTTGCCGAGTGAACTGGATGAGCTGATTCAGGTATTTGCTTTAAAATATCACAAACCAAAAATCAAGGAATAAAATGAACATTACAGAAATACTTGATCAGAAGTTGCAGGTTCTTGGAGATCATATTGATAGCAATATCGACAAAGCTCTTGAATCACAAAAAGACAACTTGAATCAAGAATTAGACAATCTAAAAACAAATGAAATTGCAGGTCTTGTTGAGAAGTACAACAAACTGCAAGAGCAAGCAGACAGTCTTGAGATCTCTTCTAAGAGAGCAGGATCTAGTCATCAGAATGAGAACTGGGTATCTTCAATGGTATCTCAGATAAAAGGAACTGATGGTTTTGCTGATCAAGTACGGTCAAAGCAAGGCATTAATTTCAATGTACCAATGTTCTCAACAAAAGTTGGAACTCCATTGACTGGAGCAAATGACTTTGTTGATTCAACCACTTCATTGAATGTTGTGCCACCAGACTATCAGCAAGGTATTGTTTTCACACCAAGCAGAAACGTTCATGTACGTCAATTCTTACCAACTGGAACAACTCAGTCTGACTTGATCCGTTATGTTGTTGAGTCAAGCGTATCAGATGGAACTGCTATGAAAGCAGAAGGTTCAGATGCAGGAGAATACAGCTTTGATCTAGCTGTTGCAGATGCACCAGTGAGAACAATTGCATCTTTTGTGCGTTTATCAAATGAGATGTTGGAAGATGTTCAAGGCTTGACTTCTTATCTAACAACAAGACTTCCAAGCAAGATCCGAACAAAAGAGGACAACATCCTTCTCTTTGGATCTGACTCACCATCATTGACTGGATTGACTGAAG